CTCGTGCTGAGTTTATGCGTTTGGCTTCGGTAGGCGACCTGCGATAAGATTTGCTGTTGCTGAGTTTTCAGGAAACAAGTAGTATGAGCGAACATTGTCATGATACCACTTTCTTCCAGCAACAGCACTTTTTCCGTACATAGGATTCTTGGAACCTGCATGTAGGCCTTTATGACTTTCGGAATTTTTTCTATTGCTTTCTGCTGTATGAGTTCTACCGACCCAAGTACCAGGGAGTCCTTTATTCCAAGTTGGTCTTCCTTTAAGTCCTTCGCTGATGAGTTGTTTGGATTCTTCACTGTGAGTATGATCTTTAAACGGAGTTCTACCTTGTCTTGCTGTTTGCAACTTGCTCTTCCAATCATCTATGTCTTGCACCTTAAAGCCGCCGGAACCGCCGACAACTAAGTTGTATGATTCAGATGATGACACGAACTCTTCATTTACGATATCTTTTTCCTTCATAAACATATCTTCTGGGTTATTAAAGGTCTCTAATATACTTCGTGAAAAGTTTTCTTTACCGTATTTGCCTACCGCTGCCAATAATAGTTTTCCGGATCCCAAATATCCGTCATCAAGATTATTAGTTGCATGGCATCCTATGTACACTTTATTGTTTACTAAACAAGTTGTTTGGTAAATGAAGTAATGAGAATATTGTTTTCTAATGTTATGTGTCATAAATATATTTATCAAAGAATGTAAAAACTAGCGGATTAGAGGACGGAAAAATGACAACACGCAACTTAATGCTTGACAATATAGCATGATTCGTCTATGATAGTGAAATCGGTCTATGCGTCATCCCGATTAAGAAACTCTGCCGCATTACAAAGGATATAAGATGACACAATATATGTATACAAGCACAAAAGAATACCACGATGCGTTTCCTTGTGCATATCGTCAATGGCGGGCTGATAGTCACTGTAATCAAATTCATGGCTATTCATTTACTATCAAGGTTTACTTTGGTGCCAATACGCTAGATGCACGTAACTGGTGTGCAGATTATGGCGGGCTGAAGGACTTAAAGGCAATTCTTGAAGATCAGTTTGATCACACACTTCTTGTTGCAGAAGATGATCCTGACATGGATATGTTCAAGATGTTACAAGAGCGTGGTATGGCAAAGCTTACTATCATCCCTGCAACTGGATGTGAAGCACTTGCTGACATGATTTATAAGTTCATCAACAGTGTCTATATTCCCGATCATTGGGGACAAGGTGAAGCAGAGCGTCTTTGGTGCTATCGTGTTGAAGTTCGCGAAACTCAGAGCAACATGGCTTTCCGTGAAGGTCATCGTGAATGGAATGAGAATCTGTTAGGATAATGAAGCAGATTTATTATTCAAACGAACAGGTCAATGGGTTTGTTCATGAAATCATCAGACAGATGGTGCAAGAGAATTACAAGCCTGACTATATTGTAGGTATCACTAGGGGAGGTCTTGATTTAGCATTGAAACTAAGTCATTACTTAGATGTCCCCATGCAAACTCTCAATGTAAGTTTGCGTGATAGTGAGCATTTTGAATCTAACTGTAGTATGGCAGAAGATGCGTTCGGTTATGTTGACGAAGAAGATCGCAAACAGGTCGGTAGTCGTTGGGATACTATGAAGCGTAAGAATATTCTTATCGTAGACGACATCAACGACACTGGTGCCACACTTGCATGGATCAAGCAAGATTGGCAAAGTTGTTGCCTGCCCAATGAACCAAGTTGGGAAACTGTTTGGGGAAACAATGTCAAGTTTGCAGTGTTGGTTGATAACATGGATAGCAAGGAAGAAGTTGACTACAAGGGCACAGAAATCAATAAGTTTGAGGAGCCTTCTTGGGTTATCTTTCCTTGGGAACAATGGTGGAAGTAATGATCACACCAATGCGTGATGATCTAATGGTTCAGCAACAGATTACCTCTGAGTGGCAACACATGGTGGGCGTAATCATGCTGAACCAAACCCATAGGCAAATAGTAAAGAAAGTCCTCCCAGAGTTTCTATCATATTGGGACACGTGCGAGAAGTTCATAAATAGTACTCCTGAAGAAGTTTACACAGTCATCAGACCATTGGGTTTAGTTGCTGTTCGGGAAAAGAGAATCCGAATGATGTCCAACCAATACTTGACTTGGGACAAGAATGATGCTAAAGTGCTTTATGGTATAGGAAAGTACGGTAGTGATAGCTACGAGATTTTCTTTAAACAGAACTATGCAGTGCAACCTACTGACAAAGAGTTGCTCCGTTACTTAGAGGAAGATGTCAATGCAATCACTTAAGATAAGCGAACTATTCTATTCTATTCAGGGCGAAGGAAGATATCAGGGTGTTCCTAGTATCTTCCTTAGAACGTTTGGCTGTAACTTCACATGCGGTGGCTTTGGCATGCCTAAGGGAGAAATGTCTGCTGAGCGTTTAGCGATTGATCCTAAAGAATATAAAGAATATGATGATCTTCCACTTGTCACTACAGGCTGTGATTCGTATGCATCATGGGATCCTCGTTTTAAGAAGTTGTCTCCAGTGATGACGATTGATGCGATTGTAGATCGTATCATGGAACTATTACCCCACGGCGAATGGCGTGATGAGCATCTTGTGATCACAGGGGGCGAACCATTGCTCGGTTGGCAGAAAGTCTTTCCTGCACTGTTGAGTCATCCTAAAATGGCTAATCTTAAAGAGATTACATTTGAGACTAATGGTACACAACCACTTACTCAAGAGTTTGCGAACTATCTTGAAGATTGGACTTGGCCTCTGGAATATCCAGGATTTGAGCGTGAAGTCACTTTCTCTGTTAGTCCTAAGTTAAGTTGCAGCGGTGAACTTCGTGAAGAAGCGATCAAGCCCAAAGCCGTCAGTGAATATTATCAAGTAGGACACGTTTATCTCAAGTTTGTTATCGCAACTGAAGAAGATGCTGAAGAAGCGTTAGAAGTCACAAAGTTGTACAATGAAGCTGGGTTTAGAGGTTCGGTATATTTCATGCCAGTTGGTGGTGTTGAAAGTGTCTATCATCTAAACAATCGTAATGTTGCTGATCTTGCTATGAAGCATGGTATTCGGTATAGTGATAGATTGCATATCCCATTGTTTGGAAATAGTTGGGGTACATAGTGTACCATCCAGATAAAGATTATCTCAGGTTATCAGTGGCTACTCGAAAGTTCGTGTGGCTACCAAAACGATGTGCGTACACCAAAAAGATTCTTTGGCTAACTTGGGCATATTGTCTTAAATATGATTTTCGTCAAGATTTCAGTACGCATTGGACTTATTCACCTGCTAAAATGGTTCCGATCCCATACCATTCTCCATATTGGTGTAGCAGCAAAGCATATGTATTCGCTAAACTCAAAGGTGAAATGTGAAGACCTACAATAAGCGTATTGGATTTCTCGTTAGCTCACAGACATTGATTCCCCATGGTGGTATCGGTCAGTTTGCTAAGAGTTTTTGCGAGTTGATGGAATCACATGATATCAAAGTAGATATCATTACTGACAAGGCTCCTCAAGGTCTTAGTACAGAGTTTCTTGAATCATTCAATGCTACGGTTATCTATCCAGACGAACCACTTAAGTACACCGATCATAGTGCAATCTTCATGTACGAGGATAGTTATTGCTATGAGAGAATGGCTAACTTCCGTAGTGCGATCATTAAGGCATTCTCTACTAACATTTATGAAACCTTAGTATGCAATACATATGAAACTGTACAGGTTGCAAGCACAATGGGACTTGAGGAGTGTGTGCAGATTATTGCCTATACTCATCTTGAGAGTCAGATTTTCAAAGACACAAAGAATCCATTCACGAGTAGTGTCAACGAAATGATGCGACTACAGTTATTGATGAATAACATCACGATTGGTACGCAGAGTAAGTTCAATAGACTTCAGTTTGAAGATGCGGTTCATCTTCCTATTCCAATCACCGAACGTGGACTACTTGAACAACATATCAAGCCTAGGGAAGGTATATTATTTATCGGACGTTGGGAAGAGGGAAAGAACCCGGAGTTGTTCATCGACTTGATCGAACAGACAAAGTTACCAGCTAAGGTAATGACAAGCACTACTGGTGCTAAGAAGTTTGAAGAACGATTGAAGAAGATCGGTGCCACTTACGAGATCAAGGTCGGCATTATTGGACAAGAAAAGGTAGACTTCATCACGAGTGCGAGGGTAGCATTTAATCCTAGCACGGTAGAAAGCTATGGTATGGCATTCTATGAGCAAACGATACAGCTACCTACATTCTGCTTAGAAAATCAACGCTGGACACAGAACTTCTCTAGTCAGTTTTTCTTTACAACAGATAAGAGAAATATGGCTGAGGCTATCAAAGGTGCATATGAGATGTTTGATACTGCTGAATCTTGGTACGGTAAAGGATGGTTAGAGAACAGGATCGCAACAGAAGATCAAGTGTTTCATAAGTGGAACTCATGCTTCTCTGAGTTTGAACCTAAGAAATCAAATAACAATACTGCTAAGATTTGCAACGAAACTACGACTAAGTATGCTGACTTTGTAGATTCACTGAAGCGTAGGGTTCTGTGTATTGATGACATCAAGTCTGTTTTAACGAACAAATATAAGTTTAGATTGATCTATACTGATACTGACACATATTTGACTAAGGATCCTCACTTCGAACCTACTGAAGAAGTATCTGGTTTAAGTTTGTTTGCTGGATTATGATATCATGAGAATTGGAATATTCGGTGACAGTTTTGCTGACAGCAACAGGAAGCCAACTTTAAGTTGGACTCATTACTTAGCCGATGTTCTTCGAGCCGAGAGTATTAGTACCTTTTCTAGGTCAGGAACCTCACACTGGTGGAGTTATGAGTCTTTTTTGAAGAATTATAAAGACTTTGATACTATTATATTTTGCCATACTTTGCCTGTACGTTGGCCCAGTCTACCTGATGAATATTTAGGATATCATTGGGACGTTGGTCAGGCGAAAGCTGCGATAACTACACCTGAATACATACGAAAGATTAATAGAGTCTTTCTTGATATCTTTCCTGAACCTCTATTAGATGCGATCAGTGAACATATATTTAGAAAAGTTGACGAACTATGTAGAGAAGCTAACATCTCTTTAGTTCATCTAACAGTTGGACAGCCTAACTATAATGTCAAGAAATATACGTCATACCCTGTATTAGTAGATGTATCTGCTATTTCTTTTATGGAAAGAACGATGTATAAAAGCAAAGATATCAATTTTTGGGAACAACTCGTAAAGCTCAATATACCGGACACTCGTGCATGTCACTTACTACCTAATAATAACATGTCGTTAGCAAAGCTTATTGCAGAACGTATCATTTCACCAAATGAAATGTACACCAATCTGATTGATTTACCGATCTGGAATAAGTATGACCCTACAACTGATGACTGGTGGTACACTTAATGATTGACAAGCTACATGATATCGTATATGATGTTGATTGTAACACGAGTATTTCCTCGTGGTCTTATGGAATTATATATCTATGACTGATAATATCAAGCGTATTGGTTTTGCGTGTAAGTTTGCGGAAATCAACAAGAAGGGCGAGATCGCTAGTGTCGAGGGTCTTAACACTGGTGGTACCACGCTAGCCTGGGCAAAACGACAAACTAATGCTCGTATCGTTGAGGAAAAGATTATGGATGGCGCCAAACGCAACATCGTAAACACTCATGCACTTGTCAAAAAGGTAGCAACTCTTCCTAACGAACTACGAATGCTGCGTATCACCAGCGACATACTTACCTTCTATACTCATCCTGATTATCAGTATTTCTGGTCACGGCAAGATGTTCAGGACAGCATAGCACGTTGGATGGCTCCGATCGGCGAAACTGCTCGCAAGCATAATGTTCGCTTGTCATTTCACCCTGATCAGTTTGTCGTTCTTGCTAGTGATCGCGAAGAAGTCGTAGACAACAGTATCCGCGAGTTGGAATATCATGTTGATATGGCACGTTGGATGGGCTATGGCAAGACTTTTCAGGACATGAAGATCAATGTTCATATCAGTGGTCGTCAAGGTCCTGATGGTATCAAGAAGGTAATGTCGCGTCTTAGTCCCGAGGCTCGTAACTGTATTACTATCGAGAATGACGAGATTACATGGGGTATTGACAGCAGCTTAGAGCTTGCTGACACTTGTGCTTTGGTTCTTGACATTCATCATCACTGGGTTATGTCTGGCGAGTATATCGAACCGAATGATGATCGTATCAAGCGTATTGTCGATAGCTGGCGTGGTGTGCGTCCTGTCATTCATTACAGCGTAAGTCGTGAAGATGTATTGCCTGGTCATTGTAAGGTAACACGCCCCGAACTAACTACTCTACTGGAAAGTGGTCACAATAAACAAAAGCTTCGTGCTCATAGTGAATACTATTGGAATAGTGCTGTTAACGAGTGGGCACTAGAACACTATGATTGGGCAGATGTGATGTGCGAGAGTAAAGCAAAAAATCTTGCGAGCTTTGCATTATACAATACATACATTAAGAAAAAGGTAACTAATGTTTAAAGCAATCAAAGACTGGATCAGTCCTCCCCCACCTCCTCCCCCACCTCCTCCGAAGCCAAAGAAGCCACGTGCTCCTCGTAAGCCTAAGCCAGTTCCCCCTAAGCTAGAACTTACTGAAAAGGAGAAGGCAACGGTTGCAGGTGAACCATATGTTGCTATTCTACGAGTTGATTTGGATCCAGGTGACATCAATAACGGTTCATTTGAGTTAGATTGGAACGATAAGTTCTTATTGAATCTGATCAAACAAGGATACAAGTTCGCACAAAAAGACACTGATTCTGAAATCGTTGATCGCTGGTTCCAGACAGTATGTCGCAACATCGCAATGGAAGTATATGAGCAAGAGATTGCTGATCCTGAGAAGCGAGAAAGTGAACTACGAGTCATTCGTCAAAAAGACTTAGGTGACGGCTTTACGGAAGTCAGCTAATAATGATTGACATGTATCCTAACAGGTGTTATATTGAATCATAGATTATTTATAAGGAAATAACATGAACCCCCGTTACGCACAAATCAAAGAACGCGCCCACGCTTTGCTTCTCAAGCGCGGTTTGTTTGGGCATGTTGCTGCCAATCGTTTCTGTCAAGATTTTATGCACTATCTAGTTGCTAAGGATGCGTTCGGTATCGGCAATGCAGAAGTTACGCTTTCTTTGCTCGAAAACGACGCTAATCTCACAGACGGCAATATTCTTAACACTAACTTTCGCACGACATTCAATAAACTAATCAGTCCCGCACTAAGTTCTGATCCATTGTTTATGGAGTTATTTCCTACCCTACTGAATAGCAAGGGTAAGGGAGTTGGTATCGGTGAGCTTGTTCTTCCTCTTATTATTTCTAACTACCGTTTTAGCAATGTAAGCGATGGCATGCTTCTTGGTAATCTAAAGGTCGAAGTTAAGAGTAACGGTGCAAGCTTAAAGCCTATCAAAACTGGTCTCACTGAAAAGGGAATAGTCGATAAACTTAACTCTCAATATTTTAAAGGCAATGCGCCTGGATGTATTGAAGCTAAAAAGTTTGCTAATCATCTAGCTACGGTCAACGATCCTGCGGTATATGCTGATTACTTTTCCCAGCTTTATCCAGGCTGCGACCTTACTGAACTATTGAAGGAAGTTACTGCTTCGTATCGTTCGGCTAAGGACTTTAATGCAGCAGTTGGTAAGTTTGCGCTAAAGCAATATCAACGTACAGATGGCTGGCATTGCATTATGTATGTTGACGGCGATACATTTGAAGTGGTCAACATTGCTGATACTGATAACACTGCTAGTTTGGGAATGAAATATACTCCTAAGTTTAAGCGTGGTAAGGATACTCAGGCTATTTGCGACGGGTACGTTAACGCTTCGTTTTAGTAAAAGATTGCTTGCTTTTTATAGCAATGTGACATATAATACACACATGACAAGGATATTTTAATGAAGCCGTTATACATTTGGGCAGGCGGCAAAAACAAGATGATTCCTAAATATAAGGAGTCTCCTGGACTACCCATGACTGGGTATGACACGTATGTAGAACCGTTCTTTGGTGGTGGCGCTATGATGATCGAAGTTTATAAGAATAGCCCGGATACCAAAAAGTTCGTGATGAACGACATCAATCCTGAGATCATCGGTATCTATCGTGCTATCAAAAGTGATGTCAATAGTTTCATTGATCGTATGGACTCTCTGCAATCACAATATATTCCACTTAATAAAGAAAATCGTAAAAAGTTTTATTATGACTTGCGAACAGAGTATACCACAGCGTACAGTCAATGGGATCCTGTCTTCGAATCTGCGACTTTATACTTTCTGTTGAAGACAAGCTTCAATGGTATCTGGCAAACGACTAAGACCTCTAAGGGTAGATTCGCTACTCCTGCTGGATTACTAAATCAAACTACAGAATGTTATGATAGACCTAATGTTATGGAATGGCATACTTTTCTGCAACGGGTAGATATTCATTGTGGTAGTTGGGAAAACTGTATCACTGATATTAAAGGAAAAGCATTCTTTTTCTTCGATCCGCCGTATCGTGATAGTTTCACTCAATATGGTCAAGTGTTTGATGATACTGCACACTTGAAGCTGATAGAGTTTTCAAAGCAAGTTGACATTGCTGGTCATTACGTGTTCTATTGCAACAGGAATGCTAATGATTCGTTTTACCTAGACAATAAGGGTCAGCTGGGTATTGAGTATTATAATATAACCTATACAGCAGGTAGACGCAAACAAAACAAAAATGACGAGGGTGAGATCACTAGCCAAACAGCTAAAGAGGCTAGCGAGATTCTGTTGTATAGTCCTAACATTAAGCTACCTTCTGAATCACCTTCCTTTTTCTCATACGGTTAATGCTTGACATTCAATCTAATCCTTGCTATAATATGCGTATAAATAGAGAAAGCCTCACATGAAATATGCACTGATCGACACTGCTAATACCTTCTTCCGAGCACGTCACGTTGCGTCTCGCAATACCGATACTTGGGAAAAGATCGGCATGGCAATGCATCTTACACTGTCGTCTGTCAATCAGATGGTTCGTAAGTTTGGCGTTGA